CTAGGCTGGCTGTGCTTCGGCTGGCGAAGCTCGGCGGCGGGAGGTGCGCGGGACACCAGCTACCGGTGGATGCGTCAGCACCGAAACCTTTACCAGCTTCCCATGGTCGTCGCGGACCCGGATGTCGACCTCAGCACCGACCGCGCCAAGCACCCGGGAAACCGTCTCCCACGTGGGCTGGGTCGCAGCCGACTCCAACCGCGCGATTTCGGGTTGTGTCATCTGGGCCTTTGCGGCGAGCTGCCGCTGCGAGAGCCCAAGGCGCGTCCGAAGCTCGACCAGCTTGCTCGCTAGCTCGTAGGCGGGACGCCGCGCCTCGTAGGCGGCACGGGTTGCCGGGTCTTCGAGCAGTTCGGCCTTCAGCTTGTCCCAGTCATCCATCGCGCTTTCTCCCCTCTTGAGTCTGTCGACCGAGCCACCGGGCGCGGCGCGTCCTGGCCATGTCGAGTTCTCTCTTTGGCGTGGCCTGAGTCTTCTTGGTGAATCCGTGCAGCAAGCCGAATGTCCGGCCCTTCCAGTGAAAGTAGAGAATCCGGTAGATCCCGTCCGCCTCCCGCGCCCGCAGTTCCCAGAGGCCGTCGCCGAGTGAACGGACGTAGGGCATCCCGAGTTCGATCCCGTGCCGCTTGAGGAGCTCGATGGTCCAGGCCAGTTCCGCCCGGGCGGCGGGGTCCAGCGAGCGGATCCAGTCGTCGACCGGCTTGCCGCCCGCGTCCGTTGTGAACGTTCTGATGAGCCACTTCGCCACCCGAACCAAGGATAGCACAGACGGTATCGCTGGCGATAGCGTGGCTGCTATCGGTTCGGCGGGGCTCGACGTTCGCTGCGGGCGTGTTAGGTTCGGGTCATGACACGAGTTGGGCACCGCTTACGCGCCGCCGTGGCGCTTGCCGCCGAGGCCCTGGGGTTCGGCCTCGCGGCCATCGGCCTCTACCAGGTCTACCCACCCGCCGCGCTGATCTTCGCCGGCGCCGCGCTGGTCTTCATCGCCCAGGGCCTGGAGCGAGACGAGTGACGCTCCTCAGGAACGCGGCCGCCGGCATCGGGCTTAAGGGGTTTCCCTTCGGTGGGCAAACGGCCACCTCGGGCCTCCGGCCAGGCCTCGGTACGCTCCCCCTGGTCGGTAGCGCCTCGCAGTCCTACGAACAGATGTACCGCGGGCAGCTCTGGCTGAACGTCGTCATCAACAAGCTCGCGCGAGGGATCGGCCGGCTGCCGTTGAAGACCTACGCCCTCGGCGCCGACGGCGAACGGCTCCGGCAGCGGGACGGCTGGCTGGCTGATTCCCTGGCGCGACCGATGCCGGGCAAGCCGCCCTTCGCTTGGAAGCAGGCGATCGTCGGCAACATCTGCGTCTACGGGAACGCGGTGGTCGTGAAGGTTCGGCCCGGGCCGGGCAAGCCGCCGACCGAGCTCTGGACCTCGTCCTTTCGGTTCTGGGAGGTCGTCCCCGGGAAATCGGTCCCCGTGGAGGCTTACGTCTTTCATGGGGCCGCGGGCCAGCGGCTCGCGTTCGCGCCGGAGGACGTGCTGCACTTCAAGTGGTGGGGAACCGGAAACGACCTGGTCGCCTTCTCGCCCATGGAGCCGCTGCGCCGGACGCTGATGATCGAGGACGCAGCCCAGCGGCTGACGGCCGCCTCCTATGACAATGGCGCCCGGCCGTCCGGCGTGCTCGTCACGGACCAGCAGCTCAAGCCCGACACGGCGAAGCGTCTGCAGGAGCAGACGGCGACGCTCCACGGCGGCGTGGACAACGCCTTCAAGCTGGCGGTCCTGGAGGGCGGGCTCGACTGGAAGCCGATGTCCCATTCGCTCGTCGATGCCCAGGTGGTCGAAACGCGCAGGCTGACCCGCGAGGAGTGCGCGGCCGCCTACGACGTGCCGCCGCCAGTGGTCGGCATCCTCGACCGGGCGACGTTCAGCAACATCACCGAGCAGCACATCATGCTCTACCAGGACACCTTCGGGCCGTGGCTGACGATGATCGAGGAGACGCTCCAGGCCCAGCTCATCGACCCCGAGCCCCTCCTCGCCGGCCAGTACGTTGAGTTCGACCTGAACGAGGTCTTGAAGGGCAACCCCAAGGAACGCTTCGAGGCGCTGAAGGCAGCAGACTTCCTGACGCCGAACGAGAAGCGCGCCCTGGAGAACCGCGACCGCGTCGACGACCCACGCGCGGACATGCTCTGGATGCCGCTGAACATGATGCCCATCGGCGAGGGCGCCGTGGCGATGGAGGAGCGGCTGGCGAGGTTGCAGGCGACAAAGGCGGCGAGAGACGAACGATGACGACGGAGGGACTGCGGCCGATCCGGTGCGAGTCGTGCGGCAAGCTCATCTGCGAGGCGGACGGGACCGTGGTGTTCCGGTGCCCGCGGTGCAAGCGCCGGAATGCGTGCCAACCCCCCACTCATCGGCGATCGGGCGAGCTCTCCGTGAACCGGTCAGACTTCAGTCTCAGCCGCGCGTTCCTTAACCATGTTTATCAAGGTCTCGGCTCGCTGGAGCACGCTTTCAGGGATTCTCGACGGGTTTGCGGCCCACGTAGCCACGATCCGCCTCGCTGCGTCGGCTCGCCATCCGTCCGGCAGCACGACACCCTTCCTCGTCGCAGCATGCGCGATTTGATCCGGCAGAGTCCCGGCGTTCCGGTCCTCCGCGGCGAGGCTCAAGGACCTACCTACAAGCTCCTTCACAGCCCCGAGAAGGCTGGCCTCGTCCAGAAGGTCCTCGAACTCACAGTCGGTTGTAACGCCAAGGACCTCGTCGATTCCGATAATCGCCCGTTCGCGTCCGGCGTAGAGATTCTTGAGCAAGCTGGTCCGACGGCCGCGACCCGCGCTGTCGGCGTCCAAGATCACTACCGGTCGGAGCTGCTCACCCAGGAACAGCGCCGCGATCTGCGTGACCATTTGCGTTCCGCCGCACGGCACGACATGGACATCATCGGGCAGTCCGGGTTTTCCTTTGGCGACGAGAGCTAGCGAAAAGGCGTAGATGTACAGGTAATCCGACAGGCCCTCCACGAGCACGTTCTTTCGATGCTTGAAAAGGTCCTGCATCATCTGGTAGCCAGCGGCGGCTTGGAGCGGGAATATCGTGTCCCTGTCTGCTGGCCACGTGTCATTCGAAATATGTGATATGCCTGTTTCCGACTCCACGACTGGCCGTACACGGTGGATTCTCTGCGGGTCTATAAGAAACGGGGAATGTGTGCTGTAGACGATCGGATTAGTGGCCGAGAGCGTCTCGAAGAACCCAATAAGTTCCTGTTGAGCTGTTGGGTGAAGGTGGAGCCCTGGCTCATCGAGGAGAAGGATCGCGTCCTTATGCCCTTCCTCCGATTCGACTAGAAACACAAGGTAGAATGAGAAGAACCATTGAAATCCCTTGCTCCGGGACTCCAGTTCAAGGTCAACGTCTGGACGCCTGTCATCTGACACCCAGATACGGAAGTAGGGGCCATCTGCTTGATAGGAGATCTTGTGACGGCGCTGCTGCCACCATGCAGCGAACCGTTTGGTGATGTCGAGCGACGCAGCATTTAGGTAGATCGCCCTCCTGTCCTTGCGCTGGCGATCGCGCTCCAACATCTCAGCCGTGGGTTCGCTTCCCTTCGCCTGTGCCTCGGTAACCTCTTCGCGGCCCAAGTCGAAGATCTCTTCCGCTGGCAACTTGACGTGTTTGAACATCGCGTTGACCGTCCGCACCCTCTCATCACGAGGGTTGACCTTCATGTCTTCAAGCAGCCTCGGCAGATACACCGCACTGTCCAACACACCATAGTTCTCGAAATAGATAAAAACCGGGAGGCCGGCCTTCACAATTTCCCAGGCGCGGTCGTCGACGGGCGGAATCTTCGCAGCGGCGAGCACTGCCCCTGCAGCCTGCGTTACGCTCTCGACCATCTCGGCCGTCAGAGGGTTTGAGAAGTTGTTGGCGTCTGTGACCACCTGTTGGAGCTCGGCCATCGCCTCGGGCGATCTGGAATCCTCGAACGGGAGGAGAGCAGCTCGCCGCTCGTCGGCCCAGTTTGCATACTGCCCACGAAGTGGAGCGAGCGCCTCTTCGTCATATCCATCTATCGGGCGCAGCCGCCTCGCGGAAGTCGCAAAGGCCGCTAACGCGTCCAGCACGGTTGCGGGTGAAACGGGAGCGTCAACCACGGCAGGTTCAAACGCGTACTCTAGGCTGCCGTCGTAGAAGCGGGTGACCTCCACCGTGCGCGGAGGCTCCGGTCCATCCCCGAGCGCCCGGAGTTGTTCGCGCACTTTGTCTCCCAGTTCGAAAAGCACTGAGCAGACAGGCCAATCCCGGCCGTCCTGGTACTCGCTCCGAAGTCGATCCCTCGGAAACTCCTTGAGCGGATCGTACGGTTCATCCGTGGCCGGATTGAACTTGTGGAGGGCCTTCAGAAGCGCCGTCTTACCGGACTCGTTGCGTCCGACTAGAGCGGTAACCGACTCGAGATTGACCCAGCCACTGTCTTCGATGTTGCGGAAGTTTTGAACTCGAAATTTCAGGGCCTTCATTTGTGGCATGACGCATCATCTCTCGGCCCGCAGCACTTGGTCGGAAGGCAATCGGGTCGGACAAGTTTACCCGGCGACGCCCCAGGCTGCGATCTCAACGAGCCGGTAACGCCGACCACCCTCTCGCGCGACGATGAAGCGCGAGACCTTGCGCTGCCTCAATTCCACCCGTTAGGTTCGTTGGCAGAGCGCCCCAGCGCGCCGACGCCGGAGCCCCACGCGGGCCGGAGCGATTAGCTTCGGCCCGTTTTGTTTGGCCGGGGAAGGGGCAGCCGGGTGCGCATCGAGTGGAAGTCCGACCTTCACGGCGTCGCGCACTGCCCCACTGAGTACAAGCTGCTGGGCGAGGGCGAGCCGACCGGCACCTTCGAAGCGTACGTCGCCATCTTCGGCACGCCCGACCGCCCCGACTTCTTCGGCGACGCGGACGTCATCGAGCCCGGCGCCTTCACGCAGACCCTCCAGGAGAAGGGGCTCCCGCCCGTCGTTTGGTCGCACGTCTGGACCATCCCGCCCGTAGGCCAGGCGCTCCAGGCGGTCGAGGACTCCAAGGGGCTCCGCGTCAAGGCGCGGCTCTTCCTCGACGACGACGGCATCAGCGGCCAGTACGCCCGCTCCATTCACACCGGCATGACGGCCACGCCGCCCGTCGTGCGGGAATTCTCGTTCGCCTTCGAGGCGAAGGAGTGGAGCGACGAGAAGGCGCAGAACGGCCAGTACGTCCGCCACCTGAAGCGGCTGGAGCTGTTTGAGATCGGCCCCGTGCTGGTCGGCCGCCATCCGGATACCGAGCTGATCGGCGCGAAGTCGCAGCGGGTCGCAGCCGCCCCGACAGCGCTCGACCCGCAGGCCGTCGTCCGCTCCCTGAACGCGAAATCGGCCGCACACCTGCGTGCCCGCTGGGACGCCGCCCTCAAGGCCGGCGCCCGCAACGCCAACGCCGACCTCGGGCGGCTCAACGACATCCACGACCTGGCCGGCGAAATCCAGTCCCTCGCCGCCGCCAACGGCGCCGAACGGTAGGAGGCAGCCATGAGCATGACCATCTCGATCGACAACCTGCGCACGGCCCTGCGCGACACCAATGCCAAGGCTGCCGTCGCCTTCGCCGAGGCGGAGAAGCTGAAGGACGGGATGATCGCCGGCGGCGTCGACCCGACCGAGGGCGATCACTTCGAGAAGGTGGACACGGCTTACAAGGGCTACTCCGTCCTTGCCGATGAGGCCGCCCAGATCGAGGCGAAGCTCAACCGCCTCCTGGAGATCGAAGGCATCAGTGGCAAGGCGCCGGTGGGCGAGCCGAAGCGGCCACTCGCCGGCGACCCCGAGCGCAAGGACGGCGCTCCCGTCGCCTTCGCCACGCGCGGTCGCGCGGCGGACCGCCTGCTCGCCTCCGAGGGCTACAAGCAGCTCAAGGGCAGCGGCATCCTGGAGATGAGCGACGCCCGCGTCGCAACGGCACCGGTCAAGGTCCTGGAGCGGACCGAGTTCAAGACGCTCATCACCGGTCTCGCGGACACCCAGGCTGGCGCCTTCATCCTCGCCGACCGCCAGACCGAGCTGCTGGAGCTGCTCCGCCGGCCGCGCGTGGTCGCCGGCCTCGTCAACGTCGGCGACACCGACAGCGACATGATCGAGTACGTCGAGCAGACCTCGCGCACGAACAACGCGGCCGAGGTGGCCGAAGCCACCAGTTCCGCCGATGGGGCGGCGCCCGAGAGCGGTGTCGCGTTCGCAGTGCGGCAGGTGCTGGTCCAGGAGATCAAGCACTTCATTCCGGCGACGAAGCGCGCCATCGCCGACGCCGGCCAGGTGCGCGCCATCATCGAGAGTGAGCTGGTGGAGGGCGTCCTGGAGCGCCTCGACGGCCAGCTCCTGAGCGGGAACGGCACCGCCCCCAACTTGCGCGGGATCTACAACACCTCCGGCATCAGCACGCAGGCGAAGGGGACGGACAGCCGGCCTGACGCGGTGCACAAGTCGTTCACCTTGATCCGCATCGCCAACCTTCAGCCCGACTCGCTGGGCCTTCACCCGAACGACGCCCAGGACCTGCGCCTGGAGAAGGACGCCAATGGCGCCTACCTCTTCGGCCCGCCATCGCAGGCCGGAGGCGACCAGGTCTGGGGCGTGCCGATGGTCTCCAACGTCGCCTTCACGGACGGGACGCCGCTCGCTGGCGCCTACCGTCGCGGCGCCAGCCTCTGGATCCGCGAAGGCGTCTCGATGTCGATGACGGACGCGCACAGCGACTGGTTCATCCGCGGGATCGTCGCCCTGCTCGCTTCCATGCGCGCCGGCTTCGCCGTTCCGCGCCCGGCCGCCTTCTGCACGATCACGGGGTTCTAAGCGATGAGTGACGTCACCGGGAGCAAGGACTTCGTTGCCTTCGGCGATCAGGGCCAGCGGTCACCGGACCCGCAGCCGGAGCGGGTCGTGATGACCGCGCCTGACGGACGAACCGTCCAGGTCATGGCCGAGGACGTGCCCGGCTTCGCCGAGCGGGGCTTCGTGCCGGCCGAGCTGAGCGAGCCCGCAGCCGAGACGCCCGCGAAGCCGCGGCGCACCAGGGCGGCGGCCGAGGAGGAGAACTGATGGCGCGCTACTCGGACGCCCGCGGCCGCTTCGTGCGCGGCGAATCCCTGGCCCTGCACCCCTCCGCACCGGAGACGGCGACGCTTCAGGGCGCCTGGTTCAACACCGAGGAGGTCAGCACGCTCGACCTCGTCCTCGACGTCACGGCTGTAGGCGGCACCACGCCCTCCATGACCGTCTCGATTGAGACGCGAGAGGGCGCCGCAGACTCGCCCGCAACTGTAGGCAGCTTCGCTGCCAAGACGGGCGTCGCCTCAGAGCGGAAGCGTTTCACCGGCCTCGGCAAGGAGTGCCGCTACGTCGCCACGATCACCGGCACGACGCCCTCGTTCACGTTCGCGCTGACAGGGGTGAGCAAGTGACGCTCGACCGCGTCGGCTCGGCCGACATCCTCCGCGGGACGGCGGGCGTGCTAGAGGTCGCGCTGTCCGTGGACGGCGTTGCCACCGACCCAGACCCGAGCCCGGTGCCGGCGGTGACCATCCTCGACGGCGCCGGTGCGGTCCTCGTGGCGACCACGCCTGCGGCCATCGTCGGCTCCGGGTCGGGGAAGCTGCGGCTTTCGCTCACGCCGGCTCAGACGGCCCTGGTCAACGACCTGACGGCGATGTGGACGTTCACGGTTGGCGGCGCAGCCCAGGCGGCGACGACCTACCACCGGGTCGTGGGCGACGTGCTCTTCAGCTTGGGCGAGGCACGTGCGTTCGACGGCAGCGCGCTGGCGAGCACGACGGGCTATCCAGACGCCGCCATCCTCGCCGCCCGGGACCGCATCGCCGAGGCCTTTGCCGAGATCTGCGGCACGGCCTTCGGCGCGCGCTACGCCCGCGAGCTGCTCGACGGCGATGGCTCGGAGTCGATCCGCGTGGGCAACGGTCGCGTGCTCGCGGTCCGAACCGTCAGGACGCGCAGCGCCGGGACGTGGACGGCCTTCACAGCGGCCGAGCTGGAGGACCTGATCGTCTACCCGACCTCGCTCCTCTATCGCGAGACCCTCGGCACGTTCCCGGCCGGCCGCCGCAACGTCGAGGTCGAGTACGAGCACGGCCTCCAGCCGGTGCCCGCCGAGATCCGCATGGCGGCGCTGCGCCTGCTCCGCGACCAGCTTGTGAAGAGCCCCCTCGATGACCGCGCTACCAGCCAGGCGGGGGAGTTCGGGACCTTCGCGCTCGCCACGGCTGGGCGCAACGGCTCCTACTTCGGGCTTCCCCTGGTCGACGAGGTCCTCCATCGCTACCGCGCCGAGCGCGTCCCGGTGGTCGCCTGATGACGACGACGAGCTCGATCCACGCCTTCAAGAACGCCCTCGTCGACGGGCTGCTGGCCCGTCCGGGACTCGCCGGGGTCCAGGTCGTGAGCGCTCCGCTGACCTCCAAGGACGCGTCCCGGGAGTCAGTCCAGCTTGGCGATGTGGACGGGGAGCAGGAATGGTCCGCGCTCGGGAAGCTGGCACGGGAAGAGCGCTACACCGTCGACGTGATGGTCTGGGTCATCCGGCCGGGCAGCGACGAGTCGGTCTTCCGGGAGGTCCGCGGCCGCGCCTTCGCCCTCTTCGCCGAGGTGGAGGCGTTCCTGCGAGCCGACCCCACGGTGGCCAACGTCGCGCGCGTGAGCGCCATCCGCCGGCCGGAGGTGACCGAGGGCGCCAACCCCGAGGGCCGCGTTTGCCGGATCGACTTCCAGGTGGCCGTCGAGAAGCGGCTGCCGAGCTGAGGAGGAAGGAATGCAGGTGCGCTACGTGGGGCTGTTCGACGAGGTCATCGTCCCGGAGGTCTCGGCCATCGAGACCGTGAAGCGCGGCGAGCCCGTCGAGGTCCAGGACGCGGTTGGCGAAAGGCTGCTCGCGCAGGCCGGCAACTGGGAGGCGGTCCCCGAACCCAAGCCGGCGAAGGGGAAGGAGTAGGCCATGGTGATCGCATCGGGCCTCGGCGCCCAACTCGGCATCGGCGAGGAGTCCGCCTACGGCACCGCGGCAGCCGTCGCGCGCTTCCTGGAGTTCAACAGCGAGGGCCTCGACGCCGACGTCGGCGTGATCGAGAGCCGCGGCCTCGGCACCGGCCGCTTCCTCCGAACGGACCGGGAGAAGCGCTATATCAAGGCCGCCGGCGGCCAGGTCGAGTTCGACGTCCAGACGAAGGGCTTCGGCCTCCTCTTCAAGCACTGCCTTGGGAGCTACGCGAACACCCTCGTGGCCGGCTCCGAACGCAGCGCGGTCATCACCCCGGATGCCAACGCCCTCAAGGGCCTCTCTCTCACCCTCCAGGTGGGCAAGCCGGACATCACGGGGGTGAGCCGGCCGTTCACGTACGAGGGCGGGAAGGTCGTCGACTGGCAGCTGAAATGCGCGCTCGACGAGGCGCTCAAACTCGCCACCACCTTCGACTTCGAGACCGTGCAGACCAGCACCGCCCTTGCCGTCGCCAGCTATCCGGCCGCCTCCGAGGTCTTCGTCTTCACCGAGGGCGCGCTCACTGTTGGGGGCGTCTCGACCTTCGTGAAGTCGGCCAGCGTGAAAGGCACGAACGCCCTCGCCACCGACCGGCGCGGCCTCGGCAATGTGAAACGCGAGCCGCTCGCCAACGGCGAAGCGGTGATCGATGGCGAGCTGGAGTGCGAGTTCGAGGACCTCGGCGCCTACGCCGACTGGGTTGCGGGCACGCAGGCGCAACTCGTCCTCGCCTTTATCAGTCCGACCGTCATCGCTGGCGGCGGCCCGTTCAAGCTCACCGTCACGATCCCGAAGGTGGCCTACCGCGGCTCGACGCCCAAGGTTGGGGGACCGGACATCGTCATGCAGCCGCGGCCGTTCAAGGCCCTGGCCGATGGCGTGACCCCGGTGATCACGATCGAGCAGCGCACGACGGACACGGCGGCGTAGCGATGGTGACGAAGGACCGGATGCTGGCGGCCGAGGTGCGCGGCCTCAAGGAGTTACAACGCGAATTGCGCGCCGCCGACCCCGAGCTCGCGCGTCAGCTCCAGCAGGTCAACAAGCGCCTGGTCGAGGGCCTGGCGGACGAGGCCCGTTCCCAGGCTGGCCCATCGGTTTCGAGGCGCTCGAAGGGCTCCATCCGTCCGCAGGCCTCCGGCCGCGAGGCGCGCGTGACCGCCGGCGGCGCCCGGGTGCCCGAGTTCTACGGGCAGGAGTTCGGGGGCGGCTCCCGGCCGCGCACGCGCCAGTTCCCACCGCACCGCGGCCGTGAGGGCTACTTCCTCTGGCCCACCGTCCGGCGCCGGCTCAAGACGGCGGCCGAGGAGTGGGCCGAGATCTTCGACGACATCTTCGGCGTGGACCGCTTAGGTCACTGAGTTGCCTCCTTCGCCGGAGTCATCTGGCGCCGCACTTCGGCGCTATCGAAGTACGACCACGTCTCGGTCATCTGACCGTTTAGCCAGTGAGTCCAGGCCAGGCCCTCGAACGCCCCGCGCTTTCCCGAAGGGTGGAGGACAAACTCCGCCCGCCAGCGAAAGACGAGCTTGTCCCCGTCCGCGGCAATGTCCAGGATCTCCCGCCGCCACGATGCGAGCCGCGAGAACATGGCCTCGTCGCTCGCGTGCATCGCATCGTGTCCGCGCGTGACTACCCCCCCAGGGGCGTAAGCCACGCAATCCGGCGCGATGAACTGATAGACCGTGTCCCAGTCCTGGATCGCCTCCGCCTCCATGAACCGGTGTATGGCATCGATGTTGGCCTGTTCGGCGGGGGTGTGAATCATTGACCGCCTCCTCTTGTGCAGACAACAGACTGCCTGGCCCGTGAGGGGCCAGTCGCCGCTGAAGACTCGGCCCGGGTCGCGGTCGGGCAACCGCCATGGACTTCACAACTTCGGGCTCAGGTCGGGCAGCACGTGCACGCGCGCATTGTGCTTCGCTCACGGTAGCGGGGCCATCCCCCAAGAGAAGAGTTGTTCGGCACCGGTCAGTTTGTTAGGGCTGGCCTCAGGGGCGCCGGACAGGCGCCCGGAGGAACGGATGGCGTTCGTCTTCGACATCAACGAGCTGGACCTGGGCGAGCTTGAGGACTTCGCCGAGGCGACCGGCATCGACCCGCTCGCGCTCACCGACGGCTGGCAACCAACGCTCAGAGCCGTGCGCGCCTTCGTCTGGTTGGTCAAGCGGCGGCAGGACCCGTCGCTGACGCTTGAGGATGCGCGCCGCGTGAAGGTGAGCGAGCTGGCCAGCCTGGTCCCCATCGCGGCCGGCGCCGGCGCTGGCTCGGAGCCCTCCCCGAGTTCTGCCACGTCTTCGGCCTGACGCCGGCCGAGTTCTGGGCGCTGCACCTGGACGAGTTCCTCGTCATGCGGCGCTACCTGGAGGAGTACGCGAAAGCGCTGAAGAAGGGCAATGGCTGAACGGAAGCTGGAGATCGTCTTCCTGGGGAACCCGAAGCCGGCGCAGGACGCCATGCAGCAGCTTGGCCAGAGCGCCGGCGGGCTGGAGGCGAAGGTCAAAGGGCTGGACGGCGCCTTCTCGAGGGCCGCCTCGGTCGCCGCTGGCTTCGTCGTCGGCCAGGGGCTCCTGAAGGCGCCCGGCTTCCTGATGGACGCCGCGAAGGCGGCGGCGGAAGACGAGCAGGCGACGGCCCGGCTGGAGCAGGCGGTCCGCAACCTCGGCGACAACTACGACGAGACGATCGCGAAGGTGAATGAAGCGATCGACGCGGGCCAGAAGCTGGCGTTCAGCGACGACGACGTCCGCGACTCGTTCGAGTTCCTCGCGGCCGCGACCGGCGACGCGGACGAGGCCCTGCGCCGGCAGAAGGCGGCGATGGACCTGGCCCGCGGCGCCAACATCCCGCTCGCCACGGCCACGAAGATGCTGGGCAAGCTGAACGCCGAGAACATCGAGGTCTTCAAGAAGCTCGGCATCACCCTGGGCGACAACGCCTCGGAAGCGGATGCGCTCGCGGCCGTGCAAGCGAAGTTCGGTGGTCAGGCCGAGGCGTACGCCCGCTCGACCGCGGGCCAGTTCGAGCAGCTCCAGCTCCGCCTGGCTGAGGCGAAAGAAACGCTGGGCGCCGCCCTCCTTCCCGTCATGACCGCGGTCGGCGTGGTCCTCGCCGAGCAGGTCGTTCCCGCCATCGAGGCGGCCGCCACCTGGATCTCGGCAAACCTCGGCCCGGCGGTCGAGCAGGTCGGTGGCTTCGTCCGCGACAACCTCTTGCCGCCGCTGCAGACGCTGGGGGAGTGGTTCGTGGGCAATCAGGACGCGCTCCAGGCCGCGGGTGTGGCGATCGGGACCGTCCTTGTGGTGGCCTTCACGGCCTGGGCCGTTTCGGCCGGCGCAGCCGCCGTGGCAACCATCGCCGCGGCTGCTCCGGTGATCGCAATTGGCCTCGTCGTTGCCGCCCTTGGCGCCGGCATCTTCCTACTGGTGAAGCATTGGGACGACCTAGAGAAGAAATACCCGCCGCTGCAGGCAGCCACCGAAGCGGTGAAGGCGACGTTCGAGGCGTTCGCCGGTTGGATCACCGGCACCTTCGTCCCCGCCGTCGCCGCCATCGCCACGGCTATCACCGAAGCGGTCACGACGGCCGTGGAGTTCGTACGCGACCACTGGCACGAGATCGAGGACGTCATCCGGCCCGCCGTCGAGGCCGTGAAGCTGGTCGTGCAGACCGCCTGGGACCAGATGCGCCTTCAGATCGAGACGGTCCTCGGCGTGATCAAGGGCGTGGTCGACGTCTTCATGGGCGTGTTCACGGGCGACTGGGACCGCGCCTGGCAGGGCGTGCAGGGTATCTTCGGCGCCGTCTGGAACGGCCTCGAAGGGACGGCCCGCAACGCCATCAACCTCCTCGCCGGCCTCGTCCCGCTCATGCTCGAAGCGGCGCTCGGCCTCGGCTCAGCGCTCAAAGACGGCATCGTCTCCGGCATCAAGGGCATCGCCGAGAACGTGGGCGACATCGCCCAGGCGCTCATCGACGCCTTCCGGGAGGCGGTCAACCGCGCCCTTCGTTGGCTCCACGACAACGTCCGCGTCGAAGTGCCGGGCTTCGACCCGCCCGGCCCGGGGAGCATTCCCGGCTTCTCCTGGGGCTTCCCCCTCATCCAGCTCGCCCGCGGCGTGCGCGACTTCCGCGGCGGCCTCGCCCTTGTCGGTGAGGAAGGGCCGGAGCTGGTGCACCTCCCGCGCGGCGCCGACGTCCTGCCGGCGGGCGAGACGCGACAAGTTCTGTCGCGGCGGACCGGAGGCGAGGGCGTCACGGTGACCACGGGCGACGTTGTCATCTACGCCCGCGACCCCGACCAGGGGCGCCAATCACTCAACGACTTCGCCTACGGGCTGGCGGCGGCTCTGCGCGCGCGAGGTGTGGCGTGACCCTCGCCTCGCTGCGCTACCTGGAGAAGTTCGAGTCAGTCGACGGGCTCACGAGCTACGCCTTCCCTGTGGACGATTACGAGTACGAACCGGCCCAGGCCTTCCGGCGGTCGGAGGCGCCGGTGGTCGGCGCCGACTACGCCGTCGACTTCCTGGGCGCCGCGCCCTGGCCGAAGGCGGTCGGCGAGGAGGCGGTGCGCTTCACGCTCTGGGGCGCGAGCGCAGCCGACGCCGACAGCCAGTTCGACGACTGCGTGACGACCCTGCGGAGGCTCGGCCTCGGGAAGCTCTACCAGGTCGACTCGGCCACTACCCGGCGCTGGTGCTGGGCAAAGCTCCTCGCCCGTCCGAGCTATCAGGTCGACGTCAACGGCTACTTCAACGTCCCGGTCACGCTCCGCTTCGCCCGCTACTCGGACTGGTTCGCGGCCGCGCCCACGGCCGGCTCCGTCACCATCACCACGGCGCCCTACCCGTTCACGATCACCAACCCGGGCAACGCCCCGGTCCGCTTCGCCGTCTTTCGCCTCCGCGCAAACGCCGCGAGCGGCTTCACCAACCCTTCGCTCACCAACCTCACGAACGGCTACAGCGTCGCCTCCAGCCGGGACGCCGTCAGCGTCGACTCGGAGCTGAAGATCGACACGGAGCGGATGCAGGCCCTCTGGAGCGACACAAACGGCGCCGTCTACGCCGACGACTACGGGCTCGTCATCCTCGGGCCGACGCAGGTCGGCTTCATGCAGCTGGAGCCCGGCCCCAACGCCATGCAGTACGCCGATGGCGCGACGCCCAATCTCGACCTGGAGTGGAGTTTCTATGCCCCGTACCACTGACCGCTTCGCCTCCGGCGTCCACCAGCGCACGGAGATCGCCAAGTTCGACCACGACTGCCGGGGCGGCCACCGAACCGCGTGCCGGCCCGTCGAGGTCACCGTCGAGGAGGGCTGGGTCGACCTCCAGGGCCGGTCCATCGACGACCCCGAACACATTGCGTTCCTCGAGGAACGCCGCCAGAAAGGAGAGCGCTGATGGCCACGGTACGCAGGACGCGAACGACCGTCTTCGAAGTCGAGGTCGATGACGGCGACGGCTTCCACCCGGAAGTCGCCCTCGGCATCGCCAAGGGCCTCGACGCCTGGACGCGGGTCGCCGACGAGGTGACCTACGAGGTGCGCGAGGGCGAGCAGGTCTTCCAGCTCGCAGGCCGCGCGCCGCGAGAGGAGGACGCAGATGCCGCTCGTTGACCTTGCCCGCGACATGATCGCGGATGCCGTCCTCGGCGGTTCGAGCTACACGAAGTTCAACAGCGCCAACGCCCACATCGGCGTCGGTGACTCGGCTACGGCTTTCGCCAGCAGCCAGACCGACCTTCAGGCGGCGACCAACAAGCTGCGCAAGCCGATGGACGCCACCTATCCGCAGCGCAGCGGAAACGTCATCACCTGGCGCGCGACCTTCGGCACGGCAGAGGCGAACTTCGCCTGGAACGAGCGCGGCATCTTCAATGCCCTCTCCGGCGGCCAGATGCTCAGCCGCAAGGTTGTCTCGCTCGGGACAAAGACCTCCTCGGCAAGCTGGCAGCTGACGTGCACCGACACCGTGGTCCTGGTGTAGCGCGATGCCTGACTTCCCCTCCTCGCCGCGCGTCGCCCGCCGTCTCGAAGGCGCCACCTACGACTTCGGGACGGTGACCGCGCCCGCCATTGCCCTCGGCACGAAGTACGCGAACCCGGGCTCGGTGCCCGGGAACAACTGCCAGGCGATGGCGGTCCACCCCTGGGCGAACTACGTCGCCGTCGGCCAATCGGCGACGTCGCCGTTCTTCTACGCCTACCAGTGGGACGACCGGGCCGCCGGCGGGTTCGGCAGCCGCATCACCCCGACCTCGCCCAGCGCTCAGGTCTACGCCCTCGCCTGGCACCCAAACGGCCGCTTCCTTGCCGTCGGCTACTCCTCCTCGCCCTTCCTCAAGATCTACCCGTTCAACCCGCGCACGGGCTCGTTCTCGTCGCCACTTGGCAACCCGGCCACCCTTCCCGGAACGGCCTGCCGCGGCCTCGCCTGGTCGATCGACGGCGCCTACCTCTTCGCTGGCAACACCAGCGCGCCCTACCTCCACGCGTGGGCGTTCGATGCGTCGGGGAGCGGTTCCTGGGGTGCGAAGGTGGCCGACGCTCCCAACGGCGCGGGCTTCGATGGTCGCGCCGTCGCGATCCACCCCGGCGGCGCCTTTGTCGCCCTCGGGTCGAACAGTAGCCCGTACCTGTCCGTGATTGGCTGGACCGGCTCAGCGTTCGCGGCCACGTGGTTCAACAGCGGGAACATGGAGGGGTTGCCGGCGTTCTGGAACCCGCCCGCAAGCATCAACGGCCTCGCCTGGTCCCCGGATGGGCGATTCCTGGCAGCTGCTGGCGGCACGACGCCCTTTGTCATGGTCTGGCCGTTCGACCCCACCTACCGGCGGTCCGACGGCCTCGGCCGCTTCGGCCGGGCCTTCCCTGACCCGGCCACGCTACCCACCGGCGCCGCCTACGACGTGGCCTTCGCCCGCACCGCCGTTGGCACGGCCGTCGCCGTGGCCCACGACACGACGCCCTTCGTCAGCGTCTACCCCTGGAGCTCGGGCGGCGGCTTCGGGACCAAGCTCGCCAACCCCGCGACCCTTCCGACGGGCAACGGCCGAGGGGTGGCCTTCACGCCGTTCGACCAGGCGTTGATGGTCGCGCACACCACGTCGCCCTACGTGACCGCTTATCCCTTCACGGCGCCCGCTCGGCTGCTCTATCCGGTCAGCGGTTACGCCCTGGAGTCGGCAGCGCCGCAGTTCCAGTCCTGGATGAGCCGCATCGCCGAGGACGGCCTCGACCTGGTCGGCGTCATCCTCGAGTCTACGAGCGGCACCATCGACGGCTGGCTATCGGTGGATGGCGTGGAGTGGGACCGAGTGCGGCTGGCGTCGGGGGCGGCCTGCCGAGTGGACGTGCCCCTGCGCCTCCGCGAGGCCATCGTGCCGCTCGCCGCGTCCACCCGGATCTACCGCGGCCAGGGCGTGGGCGCTGCCTCTGGCACGCCCTTCTTCTACGGCCTTTACACGGGTGGGCAGAGCGACCGCGCGATCGGGATCGCGCTGGAGGACGTCGACAACAGCGGCGGCCTGGATGGCGACCAGGTCGTGCGCGTCGGCATCGCCGCCCTCGCCGTGATGGCCGGCACGGTCCGAGCCACCTTCATCGGAGGGTAACGAATGGCAACAGTCGTCGAGGCAAGCGGCACGCAGGTCAGCGCGCCGGGCGCCGAGCAAACGCTCGTCACCCTGACCGAGGGCAAGGTCTATCAGCTGCAGCTCGACCTCGCCGCGCGGGTCAACGGGGACACCTTCGCTGTCACCGGGAAGACGGCCGTCCTCGCGGGCGGCACAGTGCGCTCCGTCTGGCGGGAGGTCGTGTACGCCGGCCAGCCGGACGCAGGCGGCGCGCTTTGGACCTCGATACCGCTCGTCGGCGACGACGACGCACAGGCGGTTGTCTTCACCCTCCAGCAGCTGCGTGGCTACGGGAAGCCGGTGCCTTGGAAGGTCCTCAGCCTGTAGGAGGGCGATAGCCAGTGCCGGGCCGTAGCTCCCGCCACCTCGCCGAATTCGTCGGCGGCAGCGTGCCGCTCGCCGACGGCGAGAGCGTGGCCGTCGCGCTGGGCGAAGCGGAGGATCTCGCCGTTACGGAGGTGCTGGCGGACGCCGACACGGGCGCCGCGGCCGTCGCGGAGACGGATGCCCTGTTCGTCAGCGAAGCCAAAGCGGCCGCCGAGGACCTAATCGCGGGCGTGCAGGAGGGCGACGCGAGCACCGCCGAAGCGGCCGACACGGACGCACTCGCCATCCAGGTAACGGAGGGCCAAGCCGTGGCGGCCGCGCTCGCCGACTCAGCAACGCTGGCGCCCGCGGTCGTCGAAAGCGAGGCGCTGGACGCCTTCGGGGACTTCCCACCGCTCCGCCTGCGCGCGGACGTCTACGATTCCGCTGGCAACCGGCTCGGCGCCGGCCCCATCGCCGTGGTCCTTGCAGCCTCCTACCGGATGGAGCTCGACCGCATCGGCAGCTTCTCCTTCGACATTCCGGCACATGACAAGCGGGCGGCACTCCTAGCCCAGGGGAACGAGGTCCGCATCTACCGCGAGGGCGAGGGGCTGGTCTTTCGCGGACTGGTCGATCGCGCGACGCGGCTCGTGAGCGCCGACGGCAGCCTCGTCCTTCAGGTCTCGGGCAGCAGCATCGCCCGCCGGCTCGCCTGGCAGAACACGCTCCTGGGGCGGACGTTCGACGGGAGCACGCTCGCCTCTGCGGTCGGGACGCTGCTCACGGGCAGCGGCTGGAGCCCTGGTAGCCTAGACACCCCGGCCACCACCCTCCTGGCTCGTTTCGACGGGCTCCCGCTCTGGGCTGCGCTCGGCAAGCTCGCCGAGGTCTTCCGCCTCCATGTCCGCGAGGACCTCTGGGACGAGGAGGTCGACGTCGGGGCGTTCGGCGCCATCGGTGGGGTGGTGCTGCAAAACGTCGAGGCCATCAGCCCTACCCTCCGCGAGAACCGCCGCCTGGCGCCCGTGGCCGGCCTGCGGGTGCTGGAGGAGTCCGCCGACATCTGGAACCGGATTATCCCGTTCGGGGCCGGTGAGGGCGTGAACAAGCTGGACCTTCGCTCCGCCACGCGCAGCTCGCCCTACGCGGTGCAAAGTGCGATCGGCCCGGACGGGCGGACGTGCTACTTCCTCGAGGATGCAGCCAGCGTGGCCGCCTACGGGCGGCGTACGCGCGTCCTGAGCGGGAAGGATGCCCTGCCGCTCGCCAACAGCCTGGCCGGATTCACGGCTGCCGCGAACGCTCTCTACGACGTCGCGGCCACATGGCTCGCCCGCCACAAAGACCCGCGCACGGCTTATGAGGTCGAGGTCGTCGGGCTCCGCCACCTCGACGAAGACGGAGTGCCGCTCTTCCAGGTCGGTGACCGCCTGCGCCTGGTCTACCGTGGGATCGCCCAGCGGAGCGACGGGACGCGCGAGGCTTGGCTGTCGGTCGACGCCAACCTCTGGTTGATGGGCTTCGAGCGGAGCTTCCGCGACGACGGCAGCGACAGCTGGTCGCTCACCGTCGCGACCGTCGACCGCCACGAGGAGGACGAGACCTCCAGGCTGGCGGAGGTCTTCGAGGGGATGCACGCACTCAACGTCTCCCTTCGCCCCTACACCTACCGTGAGATCCACGGACCGGAGCGGCGCAGTGTCGATGCGGCGCACAACGTCACCTTCGTCGTCGACTACGACGCGAATGTCTCTTACCTCCACCAGGCGCTCTTGAGCGTGGCCGTGAAGCCGGTCCGCACCAACGCCACCGGGGCGTCCAGCGGCGGCGGCAACGTCGCCACCTCGGGCGCCGGTTCCTCGCACAGCCACACGATCAGCGGACAGTCCGCCAGCGCCGGCGGCGGCCAGACGTCGAGCGCAGAGGCCGCGCATACGCACGGCATTAGCGGGCAGTCCGCAAGCGCCGCGGGCAACCACCGCCACCTCATGTTCGCGGCCGTCGGCAACGGCCCGGCTGCAACGTCGACCATCCCGAGCGTCGCTTCGACCCAGCTCGAATCGGCGACCCACTACCACAACGGCTCCGGCTCGGGCTTCCCCAACGTCGGCAGCCACAGCCACTCGATGAACAACCACACCCACGTCGTCATCAACTACCCGGTCGCAGGCTACAACTCGACCGGAACCGCCTTCGTCTACTTCTACATGATCCTGCCCGACGGACGGTCCTTCAGTAACGTCTACACCTACGAGGCCGCCGCCGACCACACGCACGCGGTCACGGGCACGACCAGCTCCTCCGGCTCCTCCCACAGCCACACCGTCGCCGCTCACACCCACACCGTCACCGGCGCAACCTCGTCAGCCGACACCAGCCACACCCACTCGGTCACGATCCCGAGCCACACCCACGCGCTCGTCTTCGGCATCTACGAAGGCGCCGGCCCGACCGCCGTCGCCAACGTCACTGTGGCCATTAACGGCACGGACCACACCGCGGCGCTGGGCGGACCTTTCGACGGCGACTTCCTCGCCAAGGACATCACCCAATACCTGCAGGACGCCCAGGGCCAGCCCCTGCGCCAGCGCAACACCATCGTCTTCACCGCCGGCGAGCTCCTCGACCTGGAGATCGTCTGCAAGTCGCTCGTCACCGCGACGAGCCTGGTCCCCGTCTAAGGAGGCGTCATGAAACCGGACCTCTCGTTCACGATCACGGCCATCGACCCGCAGGGCGCCGAACTGCACGTCGGCGTGCTCTGGACCGCCCTGACCGACGCCGGCGAGCGCATCTCGCTCCTCGTCGACACGCTCGTCCTCGGCGCCGAGGCGACCAAAGACGACATCGAGAAGGCTATCGGAGAGCGGGCGAAGTCCTTCGTCCAGCCGCACTACCTGGACCCGAAACCGGCGCAGAAACCCGAGCACCTTGCGCTTGTCGGCGTGGAGCGGTTGGTTTCGGAGTTGGAGGTGAAGCCATGAGGACGTTCACGGTGCGGGTCGATGGCGATGCTAACGCGGATCGGGCCGTGCTGGTCCTCGACTCTCGGCCGGACGGACACCTCCTCGTCTCGGACCCCGACCAGGACGGCCGCCTGCGCTGGGTGCCGGCGGAGGCGTCGCGTCTGAGCGCCGTGCACCTCGACCAAGACGAACGCGAATGGTGGCGCGGTTTCGCGGCCGCTCCTGACCACGGCCACTAGGAGGGCGAAATGCTTGTGTTCCTGCAGACAGCCACCGACGGCGATCCTTTCGGCCAGATGGTCGACCTGGGCGTCGCGGGTGTCGTGATCGGCGCCATGTTCCTGGCCATCCGTCTCATGTGGAGCCGGCTCGAAGCGGTCACGGATCGCTTCCTCGAGCACCTGGAGGAGAAAGACCGCAACACCGCCTCCGCCCTCCAGTCGGTCGTCGACAACCTTCAGCGGCTGGAAGGCGCGATGGATGAGCACGAGCGCCGGGCGGAGGAGCGGCACACGCGCGCCCTGAACGGCTTGAAGGAGCGGGTATGA